TTTTGATCCGTCTGCAAGTCTTTGTGTACCTGCTGTGTTAACTGCTGTTGGTTGATAAGTATTAATATCTTCTTGATTAGAAAATCTAATAAACATTTCATCTTGTGTAGAAGGTGTTCCAATAGTTGTTTCTGTTCCAAAAAATACTAAGTGCCTGTCAGGAGTAGATACTAACATATCACGTGATGCTGTTGGTGCGCCAGATATAATAGTTGCTCTAACTGTTACAGCATTTATTGCATTTGAATCCCATTCAAATACTTGTGCATTGTGAATTAGTGCAATTACTTTATCTCCAAAGTTATCAATAGACCATAAACCAGGATCAACAACTAAGTCACCAGATGCAGCTTCTCCCCATGCAACATAATCTGAACTATTAAGTACAGTTGCACCATCTGAATGTGTTGCAGCTGTTGTATTTCTAACAGCTCTTGTAACACCTGTTAAAGTATTTGTTGATATACCTGTATATGAAATTTCTTCTGAACCTATTTGAATAAAGTTTGTACCTGAGCTTGGGAACTGAGATGCATCGGTTAATACAATAGTTGTAGTTGAAGAATTAATACCACCATTTAAAGTTGTAGTTGCTTCACCTGTTACAGTTCCGCCCCAAGAAGCTAATCCCCAACCAAAACCAGGTAATTGTTCTGCGGGTCCTACTGGATAATAATGCCTTACTCTAATACCGCCAGATGTTGTAGCACCTGATCCAGTCTCATTAGAGGGCATTGTAATAGTTATAGTCGTGCTTGATGGTACAGTTGTTACCATAAATTTTTTATCATCAAAATCTGATGCTGAAAAATTAGAATTAGTTATCGCTGTAAAATTATCTAAAAGAATAATATCGTTTTCTTGAATATTATGATCCGTGCTAAATGTTATTGTAACTGTTGCAGAACCATTCGTTGTACTAAATGCATTTGATAATGTTGTTGTAGTTTTGATAGGATGAATGTCATAAAATACACCACCAGTATATGCATATAAAATTCTATTTGTTCCTATGATTGCAAATTTATTACCAGACTTGTTAACTAAATGATGTAGAGCTCTTGCAGCTCCTGTTAATTTTGACTCACCTAATTGTGACCAACCACCTATTTTCTCAGGTGTACCATATCTAAATCTTACATTATCACCACCTACCCATTGTCCTTCGGCAGTAGTTTCTGTAACTTGTTTGTTAAATCCTGGTTGAAATCCTATTTTTTGTAACATATAAAAAACCTATTTAGTAGGTATTATAATAGATTACAGGCAAATTCAACCTGCAAATCTTAAGTGACTACTTAGGAAATTTTGCTTTAACTGCTGCTTGGTCCGTTTTCCAACTATC